ATCTTAAAAACAGACGGTCTGGGTTTAGCTTCATGGCATCGAACGAAACTGTTAACCAAGCTACAATATCAAGCGACGCAAGATTTGGAATTTTATCAAAAACTGGGGCTGATGCCAAAAAAATGTTTACCGATAAAGTTGTTCCCATATCAACCAATTACCCTTTCTTCTTCAAGCCCGTTCAAGACGGTATGGATCGCCCCAAAACAGAGCTTGCTTACCGAGTGCCCGCCTCTAAACTAACTCGGCGTAAGATAGAAGTGGGCGAACAATTAGCGGACATTGATGGGCTTGACACTACAATCGACTGGAAAAATACAGGCGATAACTCATATGATGGAGAAAAATTAAAGCTTTTAGTGCATGATGAATCTGGCAAATGGGAAAGACCAGATAATATAATTAATAACTGGAGAGTCACTAAAACAACATTAAGGCTTGGAAGTAGAGTAGTTGGTAAATGTATGATGGGCTCTACATCAAATGCTTTAGACAAAGGAGGCGAAAACTTTAAAAAATTGTATGAAGGATCAGACGTTACAAAACGAAACCGCAATGGGCAGACTAGCTCAGGATTATATTCTTTGTTCATACCTATGGAATGGAATTACGAAGGATTCATTGATATGTTTGGATTACCTGTGTTCGACACTCCAGAAAAACCGGTAAAAAGTATTGACGGAAGTTGGATAGAAACAGGTGTAATTGATTATTGGATTAATGAAGTTGACGGATTAAAAAAAGATCAAGATGCTTTAAACGAGTTTTACAGACAATTCCCGCGTACTACTCAACACGCTTTTAGAGATGAAACAAAGCAATCTTTATTTAATCTAACTAAAATATACGAGCAGATAGATTATATTGAAGAAATAAAATATACCGGTCTTATAACGCAAGGTAATTTTCAATGGCAAGGAGGAATTAAAGATTCATTAGTTGAATTTCAACCTAATAACAACGGAAGATTTTTTATTTCATGGGTGCCTCCACAAAGTATGCAAAATAGATCTATATCTAAAGGCAATATAAGATACCCTGCTAATGAGCATTGCGGAGCTTTTGGATGTGACAGTTACGATATATCAGGAACAGTAGATGGAAGAGGATCAAAAGGATCATTACACGGGCTTACAAAATTTACCATGGAAGACATTCCGCCTAATCATTTCTTTTTAGAATATATATCAAGACCTGATAATGCTGAAATATTTTTTGAAGATGTATTAATGGCATTAGTATTTTACGGAATGCCTTTGTTAGCAGAAAATAATAAACCACGATTATTATATTATTTAAAAAGAAGAGGTTATAGAGGGTACTCTATGAATCGCCCAGATAAAGTTTATAATAAACTATCGATTACAGAAAAAGAAATTGGTGGGGTGCCTAACTCAAGTGAAGATATGAAACAAGCTCATGCAGCTGCTATAGAATCATATATTGATGCTCATGTAGGTTTTAACGGTGAAACGCATGGAGATTTGTATTTTACGCGCACATTGAATGACTGGGCTAAATTTAATCTTAACAACAGAACAAAGCATGATGCGTCTATAAGTTCTGGTCTAGCTATAATGGCTTGCAATAAAAATAAATATGCTCCGGTAGCTAAAAGAACATTTCAGCCGGTAAATTTAGGAATAAGAAGATATAATAATGATGGAGTTACATCAAAAATAATTTAAATACATGATTAACACTAACTATAACAGTTCATTCCCAGATCAGGTAGTACCTGATTCAGTAAAGAATAGTTATGACTATGGTATACAAGTAGGGCGGGCTATAGAAAACGAATGGTTTAGGCAAGACATCGGCGGCGACAGATATTTACAAAATTTTCAAAATTATCATAGGTTAAGATTGTATGCTAGAGGTGAACAGCCCGTACAAAAATATAAAGATGAATTATCTATTAATGGCGATTTATCTTATTTAAATTTAGATTGGAAAATTGTACCTGTTATACCTAAGTTTGTGGATATTGTAGTAAACGGCATGACTGATAAAGGTTATGAAATAAAATCTTTTGCTACTGATCCATTTGCTGTTAAAGAAAGAACTGATTTTGCTTTTAATGCTATAAGAGATATAACTAATAAAGAACAAATAGAGCAATTAAACGCACTTACAGGTGGTAATTTTTATGCTTCTGCACAACCAGAAAATTTACCCGCTACCCAAGCTGAGTTAGATCTTTATTTACAATTAAATTATAAACAAAGTGTAGAAATAGCTGAAGAAGAAATTATTAAAAATATTTTTTCTTATAATAAATATCCTGAAATTCAAAGAAGAATAGCTTATGATTTAGCCGTTTTAGGAATTGGTATATCTAAAACTAGCTTTAATTTATCTGAAGGAATTACAGTAGATTATGTAGATCCGGCTAATGTTGTTTATTCTTATACCGAAGACCCTAATTTTGAAGATATATATTACGTAGGAGAGGTTAAAAACTTAAGTTTATCAGAAGTAAAAAGATTATATCCTTACCTTACTGATGAAGATTTAAAAGAAATACAAAAATATAAAGGACCAAGTAATTATAGTAATTATACGCGTAACTATAAAGGTCGTGATGATAATAATTTAATATCTGTATTATTTTTTGAATATAAAACTTATACAAACCAAGTATTTAAATTAAAAAATACTGATCAGGGATTAGAAAAAATATTAGAAAAAGACGATACTTTTGATCCGCCTGAAAATGATAATTTTAGCAAAGTTTCAAGGAGTATAGAAGTATTATATACAGGCGCAAAAGTTTTAGGTTTAAATAAATTACTTGATTGGCGTTTAGCAGAAAATATGACACGTCCTTCTTCTGATATTACAAAAGTAAATATGAATTATTCACTTTGTGCACCAAGAATGTATAAAGGTAAAGTTGATTCAATTGTAAGCAGGATTACTGGATTTGCAGATATGATTCAATTAACTCATTTAAAACTTCAACAAGTATTAGCACGAATAGTTCCAGACGGGGTTTACCTAGACATGGATGGGTTAGCAGAAGTTGATTTAGGAAACGGAACAAATTATAATCCAGCAGAAGCATTAAATATGTATTTCCAGACTGGTAGCATTGTAGGAAGATCACTAACGCAAGACGGTGATTTAAATAGAGGTAAAGTTCCAATTCAAGAATTACAATCTTCGAGTGGTATTTCAAAAGTTCAGTCTTTAATTCAAACTTATCAATACTATTTGCAAATGATAAGAGATGTTACCGGCTTAAATGAAGCAGTTGATGGAAGTATGCCAGATAAAAACGCTTTAGTTGGTTTACAAAAAATGGCTGCTGCTAATTCTAATGTTGCTACACGACATATTTTAAAAGCATTAATGTATATTACTATAAAAATTGCAGAAAATATAAGCTTGCGTGCTAATGATGCTTTGCAATTTCCATTAACAAAAGATGCATTACTTAATAGTATAAATACATTTAATGTTAATACTCTTGAAGAAATGGAAAAAGTAGCAATGCATGACTTTGGTATATTTTTAGAATTAGAACCTGATGAAGAGGAAAAAGCAAAATTAGAACAAAATATACAAGTTGCTTTACAAGCTGGAGGGATTGATTTAGATGATGCAATTGATATTCGTGAAGTTTCAAATATAAAATTAGCTAATCAATTATTAAAATTAAAAAAGAAAGAAAGAAGACAGCAAGAGCAAGCTGCGCAGCAGGCTAATATACAGGCTCAAGCCCAAGCAAATGCTCAAGCTTCGGAGGCGGCGGCTTTAGCTGAAGTTCAAAAACAACAAGCTCTAGCAGAAACAAAAGTACAAATTGAAAAAGCTAAATCTGATTTTGAAATAGCAAGAATGGAACAAGAAGCATTAATTAAGAAACAATTAATGGCTGAAGAATTCAATTACAATATGCAGCTTGCTGAAATACAAGCATCTGCGACTACTAAAAAAGAACAAGAAATAGAAGATAGAAAAGATAAACGTGTGCGAATACAAGGTACACAACAATCTGAATTAATTGACCAAAGAAAAAATGATCTATTACCTAAAGATTTTGAATCTGCTGGTAATGATAATTTAAGTGGATTTGGCTTAGAACAATTTGAGCCAAGATAAAGTTTATTAACTAATTTTATATTATTATATTATGTCAACAGAAGTAAAACAAGAAGGAGAGTTTAAAATTAAAAAAAGAACTCCAAAAAAATTAATTGGTAATGAAGAGGTTATTAAAGTAGACCTTTCAAAACCACTTGTAGAACCTAAAAAAGAAGAAACAAAAGATGCCGTTCAGGAGCAAAGCGCAGATGAGATTTCTATACGCGACGAATCCAAAACTAGCGAAGGAATTCAAAAGCAAGACAACCAAGAAGCAAATGAAAAATCTTCCGGAGAAGATAATAGCAATGACGAAATAGTTGCTGAGTCGCCTATTGAAGTTATTGAAGATGAAGAAAATAATTCTGAAGAGACAAGAGTGGCTGGAAGCGATGAAGCTACCGTTGCCACATCGGAACAAAAAGAAATATTACAGGAAACAAAAGCACAAGAGTTACCCGAGGGAATAGATAAACTTATAAAGTTTATGGAAGAAACAGGTGGTAATGTACAAGACTATGCTAGATTAAATGCCGATTACTCAAATGTAGATAGTGATACACTATTAAGAGAATACTATAAACAAAACAAACCTCATTTAGACGCTGAAGATGTTAATCTTTTATTGGAAGATTTTACATGGGATGAAGAAGTTGATGAGGCAAAAGATATACGTAAGAAAAAAATTGCGTATAAAGAAGAAGTTGCAAAAGCCAAAAACTTTTTAGAGCAAACAAAAAGCAAGTATTACGAGGAAATTAAATTACGTCCTGGTGTTACTCAAGAGCAACAAAAAGCGATGGATTTTTTCAACCGATATACTGAAGAGCAAAAGCGTAATGATGCTGTTCGAGAAGGGTTTATAAATACTACTAAAAATTATTTTTCTAATGATTTCAAAGGTTTTGATTTTAAATTAGGAAATAAAAAAGTAAGATATGGTATTAAAGATCCTAATTCAATAGCAGAAAGCCAAAAAGATCTTACAGACTTTGTTGGGACGTTCCTAGACAAAAACGGTCAGATGAAAGATCCTGCTGGTTATCATAAAGCAATTTACGCTGCGCGAAACGCTGATACTATGGCAACACATTTCTACGAGCAAGGCCGTGCCGACGCCATTAAAGAACAAGTTGCTAAAACTAAAAACATTACTACTGAACCAAGACAAACTGTCCCTGGAGATGTATTTGTTAACGGTTTAAAGGTAAAAGCTATTAGCGGTTTAGATTCTTCAAAACTTAAAATTAGAACAAAAAAATTTAACAACTAAAATTTAAAAAATGGCAAATGTAGTACCCTCGTTTGGGTCAATTAAACCTAGTCAGAAACAACAGGTTCTGTCTACTAATTATCTGCAATTTACAGATAAAGCCGGCGATGACTTTTCAGATTTCGCTGCACAATATCTTCCTGAGATCTATGAACAAGAAGTAGAGCGATATGGAAACCGAACTCTTTCTGGATTCTTACGTATGGTAGGAGCAGAAATGCCTATGACTTCAGATCAAGTAATTTGGTCAGAACAAAATAGATTGCACATTGCATATAATAATGTAACTAAAGCAACTGCAACTACTTTAACTTTTGTACTTAATGCAACTCCTGGCCCTAACTTTGTAGATAATGTGATTTCTAAAAATCAAACTATTGTAGTTATGGACCCTGCAACAGGTACTGAAGTAAAAGCTTTAGTTACTAATAGTGTTGACACTTCTGCTGTACTTGCTACAATTACTGTTGCTACATATACAGGAGCTGATTTAAATGCAACTTTTGGAGCTGGCGCAATTGCTACTCTTAAAATATTTGTATATGGCTCTGAGTATAGAAAAGGAACTGGTGATGCTGATATTAGAAGCGTAACACCTTCTTTTACTCAATTTAGCAATTCCCCAATTATTATTAAAGAAAAATATGTGGTCAATGGATCAGATATGGCTCAGATTGGTTGGGTAGAAGTTGCTACTGAAGATGGAACGTCAGGTTATCTATGGTATTTAAAAGCTGAATCTGAAACTAGATTAAGGTTTGAAGATTACCTTGAAATGGCTATGGTTGAAGGCGAAAAAACAGCTGCAGGTTCTGGAGTTGCTGGATTAGCCGATAAAATCAACGGAACTGAAGGTCTTTTTGCTGCTATAGAATCTAGAGGTAATGTACTAAATAACTTTAGTGCTGCCGCTGGTCTTGGCGAATTTGACAGTATTCTTAAAAATCTAGATACTCAAGGAGCTATCGAAGAAAATATGCTTTTCTTAAATAGAAAAACTTCTTTAGATTTTGACGATATGCTGGCAAATATTTCTTCCGGTATTGGAGGAGGCACTGCTTTTGGTTTATTTGAAAACTCTGAAGAAATGGCTTTAAATCTTGGTTTTTCAGGATTTAGAAGAGGTTCTTATGATTTTTATAAGACTGACTGGAAATATCTTAATGATGCTTCTACTCGAGGTGGAATGACTGTTTCAGCAATTGATGGAGTTCTTATTCCTGCTGGAACATCAACTGTATACGATCAAATTTTAGGATCTAACATTCGTAGACCTTTCTTACACGTTCGTTACAGGGCTTCACAAACTGAAGATAGAAGAATGAAATCTTGGATTACTGGCTCTGCTGGGGGTGCATTCACTTCTGACATTGACTCTATGGATGTTCACTTCTTGTCTGAAAGATGTTTATGTGTACAAGGTGCTAACAATTTTGTATTGTTTACCGCATCATAATTTACCCGGTATTAATTACCTCCGCTTTAATGCGGGGGTAGTTTTTACCTTTTAACTATTTAATTTTATTATATCATGGCAAAAAAAGCTACAAAAGCAGTAAAAGATATTGAGGTTGCGCCTCAAGTAATGGAACCAAAAGAAACTGCAAAACCTGCAGTAAAAGTTTCAACTCAATCAAAACCAAAGTGGGAAATTAAAGACAGAACATATTTACTTAAAGGCTTAAAAACTCCTTTAACTTATACTATTGCTTCGCGTCATACTACTCGTTATCCATTATTATGGTTTGATAAAGAAAAAAATGAACAAAGAGAATTAAGATATGCTACTAATCAAAATTCGCCTTTAGTTGATGAACAATCAGGTGAAGCTACGTTAGGTCATATTATATTTAAAAATGGCACCTTAACGGTAACCAAAGAAAAACAAAATTTGCAAAAATTACTTTCTCTTTATCATCCTATGAAAGACTTTAAATATACTGAGTTTAATCCAGTTGAAGAAGCAGTAGATGATTTAGAAACTATTGAGCATGTTATTGAAGCTTTAAATATAGCGCGCGATATGGACATAGACCAAGCAGAAGCTATTTTAAGAGTAGAGGTTGGATCTAAAGTTTCTGCAATGAGCTCTAAAGAAATTAAAAGAGATCTTTTAATATTTGCAAAAGAAAATGCAGAGCTCTTTTTAGAGCTAGCTGAGGATGATAATGTACAGCTTAGAAATGTTGCAATTAATGCTACAGAGGTAGGTTTACTTGAATTATCACAAGACCAAAGAACATTTTCTTGGAACAAAACAGGTAGAAAAATAATGAATGTGCCATTTGATGAAAATCCATATTCGGCTATGGCAGCATTCTTTAAAACTGATGAAGGTATAGAGATATATAAATCTATAGAGAAAAAACTTTCATAACGTGTAATATTTATAATGTGTAGGGCCGTCTTTTGGCGGCCTTACTATTATATAACAAAAAATAAAAATGGCAATAAACGTAAATACTGTATATCAAACAGTGTTGTCTATTTTAAATAAAGAACAAAGGGGGTATATGACTCCTGATGAATTTAACAAAGTAGGAACACAAGTTCAACTTGAAATATTTGAAAGATATTTTGAAGATTTAAACCAACAAGCTAGAGTTCCTCAAAGCGATTTAAACTACGCTGATAGATTAGAAAATATAGATGAAAAGGTAGCTATATTTAAAACGTTTGGTAACGCCTCATATAATAATACATCACCTACTCCTACTAATTATTTTACTTTGCCTACCACTGATTCTTATGGAAGAAGTGTAAATCTTTATAGAATAGGCGAAGTAACCTATAAAAATGAAGTACTTATACAAAGACTTCAAAGAAATGATTTTTATACTTCTGAAAAATCTAAATTAACAAAAGCAACCGAAACTTTCCCCACATATTTATATGAGAATAATTATTTATTTATAAAGCCAGATAGCATTATAAACAATGTACAGGTTGAGTATGTTAAAAAGCCATCTAATGTAATTTGGGGATTTAATGTGGGAACATTAGGAGAATATTTATATAATGAAGAAGAATATAATGCTTCTACACAACCTACTGGATCTATTAATTTCGAACTTCATGAGAGTGAGCAAACAGAAGTTATTTTAAGAATACTTCAATACGCTGGAATTATTATAAGAGACCCTCAAATAGTTCAAGCTGCGGCGCAGCAAGTACAAATGGACGAAATAAATGAAAAAAGTTAATAAGTTATGGCAAAACCAAACGGAGGTTTAGTACAAGAAACTAACGCGCAATATTACGCTGGATCGCAAACATTTTTAGCAGACGGAACAAATAATACATTTGCTACTACATTTAATACAAATTTAGTATTTAAAAATAATGATCCTAATATAGCTAGTTATGCAGAAAACAATTTTAAGCTTTACACCAGCCCTACTGGGATTGCTGGCTCTTATACTGAATATATACAACCTTATTCTGTAGAAAATAATATTATTACTATCCCAGCAGTGCCGGCTCAAAATACAGTTATAGTAGTTCAACTAAAAACATTAACAGGCGGTAATTACGGTAACGAAGATGCATTTGGTAATATTGTAGAGGAAAATTACGGAAGTTACGCATATATTAAAGTTTCTGAGCTAGTAACAAATTTTTTAGTAGGATATGTAGGTAATGGTAAAATTATACAAAATGTAAAGCGTAACGATGTCATATTTCATGTTAAACGCGCTTTGCAAGAATTTAGTTACGATACTTTGCCAAGCATAAAATCCCAAGAGGCTACTATTCCACATAATTTATCTATCCCCATGCCCCAAGATTATGTTAATTACGTTAAAATGTCGTGGGTAGATCAATTAGGAGTAAAACATATTATATATCCTACTACCTTAACGTCTAATCCCGATAGTTTATTGCCGCAAGATTGGCAAGGGCAGCCTATACAAGATAATTTTAGCGAAGATTTAAATGCAACCTCTTTAACAGAAGAAAGATGGGCTACAGCTAATGATAGAATAATTAACGGTAATTTAAATTTATCCGATGTAAATAAAGGTATATATCCTGGAACTTGGTATGGCTTTGGATTTGAAGGATTTTGGGGAGAAAGATATGGGCTAAATCCTGAAACATCTCAAAAAAATGGGTGGTTTACAATGAACCACCGCGAAGGAAAAATATCTTTTTCAAGTAATTTAAGAGACTCATTAGTAATATTTGAATATATTTCTGATGGGCTTGCGTATGATCAAGACATGAAAGTTCCTAAAATGGCAGAAGAAGCTGTATATGCTTATGTTAATCACGCTGTTTTATCAACTAAAGTCAACACTCCTGAATACATAGTTAATAGATATAAAAGAGAAAAAAGCGCTAAACTTCGTAATGCAAAGATTAGATTATCTAATATTAAACTAGATGAAATAGTTCAAGTAATGCGTAATAAATCTAAATGGATTAAAAGTTAAATAAATGGCAGAAGTTAAAAATGCTTTTATAAAGTCTAAAATGAATTTAGATCTTGATGCACGTTTGGTGCCTCAAGGCGAATATAGACAAGGCTTTAATATACAAGTTAGTAAATCTGAGGGCGATGACGTTGGAGCATTAGAAAATGTATTAGGGAATGCTTTGTTACCTCAAGGAGATTTTCAAGCTTTAGAATCAGAAAAAACAGGATTACAAGCTATAGGCCACGTTGTAAACCCTGTAAACGATACTGCATATATTTTTTTAACTAACAATACAGGAACTGCATATAGTGCTAGCGCTAGTAATTTTATTTATGCTTATAATACTTTAAACCAAACTTCTACTAAATTAGTTGAGGGGGCATTTTTAAATTTTTCTACACAAAATCCTATATATGGGATTAATATAGTTGAAAATTTATTGTTTTGGACAGACAACAGAAATCAACCTAGAAAAATAAATATTACTAAAACTTTAGGATATTATATGACAGAAGATCACATATCTGTTGCAAAAATTGCGCCTGTTGAAGCTATAACATTATATCAAGAAAGTTCTGTGCCGGGAAAATATGAGACTACTATGAAAGATGTAGTAAGTCCGACTATGCCTAAAATTAATGCCGCAGATACTAATCCGCCGCCAAATCCCTATTTGCAAACTAATTCAAGCGGGGATCCTGATTATGCAGGAGATCCTGATTATTTAAAAGATAAATTTGTAAGGTTTAGCTATAGATTTAAATTTGAAGATAATGAATATTCAGTATTAGCTCCTTTTACGCAAGAGTGCTTTATACCTAAGCAAGATGGGTATTTTTATGCCGAGGATGAAGATGCTACCTTTAGAAGTACTGTAGTTGATTTTATGGAAAATAAAGTAAATGAAATTACTTTAAATATTCCGTTACCCAAAACCATGGGCGGCGCTGCAATTACTGGG